ATCCCGTACGGTTTTTATATTGTCCAAACCGTGCTTACGACATTAAAAGGCGCATGAGTTCGAGGGGGTTGCTCGTAAAAGCGTAGAGAAAGGAGCCAAACATGGCAGAAGAACAAACACAGACAGTTGATACTCAAGTTCAGGAAACTACGGTTGAGGAACAAGCTAGCAATCCAAAACAAGAACCTGAAAAGACAGTATCAATCGCAGAAATGAAACGCAGACTTGAGCAAGCGGAGAAAAAGTACGCTCAATCTACACAAGAAGCTATTGCTAAGGCTTTGGAAAAGTATAAAGCGGAAACAGAATTATCAGGCAAAGAACTTGAAGAATACCGCAGAAAAGAAGCTGAGGCAGAAAAGCAATCGTTACTTGACAAAATCGCTGGTTTAGAAAAAGAACAAACCAAGCGAGAATTGACAGATGAAGCTATTAAAACTCTATCAAGTCGTAAGTTGCCTGTAAATGAACGAGTGCTTGCTTTTGTCGTAAAAGATACGGCAGACGGCACACTTCAAGCTATTTCAGACTTTGAAAGTATTATTAGTGAAATCAAGTCTGAATACACACAATCAGAACCACCCGCAGTAAGTACGGCGTTTGGTGGTTCAAAGACTCAATCAAGCGGAGAAATCTTCCGCAATTCAAGAATTATCTAAAGGAGATTTTATAAATGACAGTACAAACTTTTAACCCTGCTAAAGTCCTTGTTTCACAGAAACCAGACGGAACTCTTCACAAAGAATTTACAGACATCATCATGAAGGAAGTAGCTCAGAACTCTATCGTGATGCAACTTGGTAAGTATCATGAAATGGACGGCAAACAAGAAAAAACAGTCCACGTTCAAACTGACGGCGTTTCGGCTTACTGGGTAAATGAAACAGAAACAATCAAGACTGACAAGCCTGAAATCGTACCAGTAACGCTTCGTGCTCACAAACTCGGTATTATTCTTCTTGCTTCTCGTGAAGCACTCAACTACACTTGGGAAAAATTCTTTGAAGACATGAAACCACAAATTGTAGAAGCATTCTATACTAAGATTGACGAAGCTGGACTACTTGGACATGAAACACCGTTTGCAAACTCAGTCGCTAAGGCTGCTAAAGATGCAAGCAAAGTCATTGGTGGCCCAGTAACTTACGAAAACATCTTGAAACTTGAAGATAAACTTTTGGATGACGACATTGAAATCAACGCTTTTGTATCTCGTGTATCTAACCGTTCAGCGCTTCGTGATGCTCGTGATGGCGACAAGAAAACAATCTTTGACAAAGACACAAACAAACTTGACGGGACAGTTGTCGTTGACATGAAGTCTAAACAATTCAAGAAAGGTGATTTGCTTGCTGGGGACTTTGACAACCTCATTTATGGTGTACCTTACAACATTAACTATAAGATTTCTGAAGAAGGTCAAATCACGACTGTTAAAAATGCAGACGGAACTCCAGTCAACCTATTTGAACAAGAAATGATTGCTATCCGTTGCACAATGGACATTGCAGTTATGATCACTAAGACAAACGCATTTGCTAAACTTACAGATGCTTCAAACGTCTAAAAGGGGGTATTGAATGGCCTATATCGTAACTACTAACATTATTGACACTAAAGATAATGGTTGGTTCTACGAAGTCGGAGAAACATATCCTAGACAAGATTTGACGGTATCAGATGCACGAATTAAAGACCTTTTGAAAAAAGGGGTTATCGCATCTGACGAAGAACCGAAAGAAGAACCAACAACAAAAACTAAAGGGGAATAAGAATGAATGATACCCAACTTGCAAAAATTAAACGTAGGTTGGGGATTGACCCCAACGACACAAAAGAAAATGACTTGTTAAATGACCTAGTCGAAGATGCTAAAAGCTACTTCAAATCGCTTACTGGTTCGGTTTATATCGATAGTAAGTATAATTTTATGATTGAAAACGTTGTTTATAAACTCTATGGACGCAAAGGTTCAGAAAGTGTTTCTACTGAAACAGTTGACGGCTATTCAGTAACCTATCAAGACTACGACAACTTATTTAAGCCTTACATGGCTATTTTAAATAAAGATTTTGGTCTTGACGGTTCACAACGTCAACGAGGAAAGGCGTTTTTTCTATGAAAACACCTCACAGAATAACACTTGTAAGAGGTAAGGGCGTTGCTAAGTATAATCCAGTAACGGACACTTACGAAAACCAAGCTGAACAATCCGAAGTTGTACCATGTTTTGTAAATTTTATTCAAAAAGCAAAGGTTTTCGAGTTATACGGCAATCGTTCAGATGTCGTCATGATATGCAGATTTCAGCAAGAACAAGAACCGTTCTTGTATGCAATCTATGACGGTTTCAGATATGAACAGATTGATAGCGTAGAAGCCTCAAAATGCTCTGTACGGCTTAAAAGGACGGTAAGGGTATAAATGGGCGTAAATATAGAATGGCACGGCTTAGAGAAGCTAACAAGCACGATTTACAACGCACACCCTAAAGCCGTTGAACAATCAATACAAGTTGTTAAAAATAAAGGCGAAAAAGGAAAGAAAGTAGCAAGAGAATTAGCGCCAAGAGATACTGGATTTTTGAAAGATCATATCAACGTGACTTATCACGGTATGGAAGCGTGGATAACAGGAAGCGCATCTTATACAGGTTATCAAGAATACGGTACTCGTTTCATGGCTGGTAAACCACACTTTAGACCTATGTTAGAGCAAATATTACCCGAATTTCAAAAAGATATGACGGATGTTATGAAAGGAGTGTTTAAATGACACCAAACCACGATTTGTTTAGGAAGTTATTTGCTCTTTCTGATTTAAGAGTAGATACTTATGATTATCTACCTAACGCAGATGCACAATATCCGTTTGTTTATATTGGCGAATATAACGGCTCTGATACGCCTAACAATGACTTGTACGGAACAGTAAGGCAAACAGTCCATATTTACGGCACAAGGAAGAATAGAAGCAAAATAGACAATGTTTCAGCCTATCTTGAAAACACAGTAAAGCGTTTCAAAGAGGGATATGAATATAATTTCAATCATTTAACAACAGATAAACAAGTTATTGCAGATAATACAGACGTCCAGCCTTTACTTCATGTCGTGCTGGACATTACTTTTAGTTATACCAAAAAGGAGAAATAATAAATGGCAGATTTAATTTTGGGGAAAGACGTTATTGCCTTTTTCCGTCGCTATAAAGACCGTACAAAACAAGATGCGGGTAAAGTACGTTTCCAATCTGAACTTTCTATCAAGTTAGAAAAGAATGTAGAGAGCACAAAAACAAAAGACGGAGTTGTAAACTCTATTTCAGACGGAGAAACAAGCGGAGAGTTCAAATCGCTTGCTTACCGTGAAGACGGCGACACAGTGAATATGTGGAAAGAAATGCGCAAATGGTTTACAGCAAGTGATAAAATCGAATGCTGGATTGTAGACCTTGGAAGCAAGAAACAAGTTGAAGGCGTTGATAAGTATGATGTTGAATACTATCAAGGTTACTTCAAGAATTTTGAATTGTCAGCACCGTCAGACGATAAGGTTGAGTTATCTTATGAAGTCGCTATTGACGGAAACGGTATCTTACATACTGACAAATTGACTGATACACAAAAACAAGCAGTAGAAAGCGCACAATACAACTACCACACTCTTGAAAAAGAAACAAACGGCGAAGGTGTCGCAGTTTAACTAAAATAGTGGTATTTAGAAGGGCAATTTATTTGCCCTTTATTTTTTTATTCAAAAGGAGAAATAAAACATGATTTTAAAAATTGGAGAACGTGACTACACTTTACGCTTTGGACTTGGATTTTTGAGAGAAATGAACAAGCTACATTCTGCTGAACTTGAGGGAATGAAAACCGGCTACGGTGCAATGACATTGTTTAATGCTGGACAAGCACTTAATGATCCAATGGCTTTTGTAGATATTATCAAAGCTGGAACAGTCACAGAAAACCACAAACCAAGCAATGAAGCTATCGAAAAATATCTTGAAGATTTGATTTTGAATGACGAATACGACAAGACGATTACTGAAATTGTGAACGAGTTAAAAGCATCTCCCCTACTCAAAAAAGCAATGAACCTAGTAGAGTAAGGGAAAACCAAGGTTCAGACTTTGGCTATGATGAAGCAATAGCCTTGCTTATTGCAAGACATAATATGACGTTTAAAGAAGCATCACGCACCACGCTAGAAGAATTTGAAATTTATAACACTGCTTATCTTATCCAACAGGAAGATAGACGGTATAATTCAGCAATTCAAGCATGGTTTAATCAAACAGTCCAAGCAACTAAAGGCAAAGGCAAAAGCGCAAGGTCAGCCTTTAAAACGTTTGACGATTTTTACAATCACAAAGACGAGTTTGACAAGATTTTCAAAAAAGATGATGTCGGACAAGTCAAACAAAAGAAAATGAGCCTTGCTGATAGAAACAGAAGGCTTAATCAATCTATGAAAGAAAGGGGGTAACTAATGGGGACAAATTTTGATGTTACCGCCATACTAAAAGCCAATGTTTCTGATTTTTCTAGCGGTATGAAAGAAGCACAAGCATCTTTACAAAGCCTTAAACATCAAACCGGCTCAAGTTTAGACAAAGTGAGCAATAGTCTTTCAGCGGTTGGTGCTTCTGCAATTAAACTTGGTAGCGGTATGACTGCTACATTGACAGCACCAGTTGTTGCTGGTGTCACTGGTATTGTCAAATCGTTTGCTGATTTAGAACAATCTCTAGGTGGTGTTGAAACGCTATTTAAAGATAACGGTACAAGTGCTATTGGACTTGCTAAGAAATACAACATCACAGCCAAAGAAGCGCAAGCAATGTATGACACAATGGAAGCAAAAGGCGCAAGCGTTCTTTCAAATGCAAATAACGCATTTAAAACGGCTGGTGTATCAGCTAACCAGTATATGCAACAGGTAACTTCATTCTCTGCTACATTGCTTCAAGGTTTAGGCGGAGATACTGAAAAGGCCGCCCAATATGCTGACAAAGCGCTTGTTCAGATGGCAGATAACGCCAACAAAATGGGTACTAATATGTCCGATATTCAAAACGCTTATCAAGGTTTTGCAAAAGACAATTATACGATAAACAAACTAATGTCCGTTGCGTAAGTGATTACGCAAATGAGCGTGCGTGAACCTTTATCAAGGGTGTGAGATTTTTAAATCTTGCTAACGGGGGAAACCTAAGTCAAAAAAGATATGGCAATCCCGTGCCAAGCCTAGAAATAGGAAGGTGTAACGAC